AATCCCCAAAAACCGTTTTATAACATGGTCGGCAATCAGTATCCGTTTTACATGGCGCGGATGATGCCACACGAAAATGAATTCTATGGGTTTGGTGACGGGCAAATGCTCAAGTATATTCAGATATATCAGAACCGACTTGCCGATGAAATTGAAGTCGCGGCGCGGCATAACGCGCAAGCAAAAACATATATTGATCCCGACTCCGAGATTAACGTGGAGGATGTTGACTCTGATCCCTCCCACCCGATCCTTGTAAAAGACCCGCGCAACAACATACTTGTCGTACAAGGGCAGGGAATCAATCCAGTTATAATGGAAGCAATGCAATTTAACATACAACAGGCGCAGAGAATGTCCCGATTTTCCGATATTATGACAGGGTATCAGCAGGGAGTTTCGGCAACAGCCACACAAATAAGCGGACAACTCTCGCAGGGGTCGGTCGGCATAAAAGATAAAGCGTCGGACATTCAAGATGCGATGGCATGGTGCGATCGGTATTGCCTGCAACTATGCTTAGAGAAGTGGGAGATTCCGTTTTGGATTACTAAATTTAGGGATGTTGCCGATGATGAACAAGAATCTTCGATATGGCTTGATATGCCCTCTCTTGCAAAAATGCCCGCAGTTACTCCGGCCTTTGGGGAAGAAGCAGAAAAGCGGAGAAAGGCAAAGCAGTCCGAGCCGGGAATGGATATCGTCGATTACGAAACAGTTGTTGACGAAAACACGGGCGAAGCCGTCCTTATTGACCTAGACTTCGATGTCCGCGTTAAACTTGCCGCAGGATTCCCGCGCGGGAAGAATGACCAATTTAATCAGATTGTTTCCTTGATGCAGTTAAACGTAATGGATCGCGACGGACAGGTTAAGCCGTTTATGGAGGCAACGGTTGCTCGCGAAAAAATGGAACAGATACTCGGGTTTAAGTTGAAGTCAGAAAGCATTATGTCGGAAGCCGATCAACTGCTCAACGCAAACCAAATCAATCCGCTCGGCAATTCCGGCGAAGTCGTTCAGCCGCAAGGATCAAGAGTTCGAACTCAACCGTCCAACCTGATGGGAACGGTACCGCTTGCGCAAGACTCTAGGAGGCTACAACTATAATGGATGTAACGAATAGTGCAGACCAATATCGAGCCGCAATGTATAGGTCATTGCTCAACGACGATCCGCGATCGCGCGGAGTATATAATGCGCTCATGGAGGTATACCCGGCTTTTGCTAAAAAAATATTTCAAGATAACAAACTCATGGAAATCTTGGTAATGCGCGGCGGGAACCCGATGCTTATTTTGAATTATCCTGTATGCGGGAAATGTGAAACACTTGCGCTTCCGCACACGCCGATTAAACAAAACGGAAAATCAATACCGAGATGCGGATGTGTTTCAGATAAATGCGGAGCAATAACGAAAAACCCGATTACGTTTCGCGAATGGCTTGTCATGGAGTTAAAGAATAAAGTACCCAAAGATTCGATTTCTGTGGTAATGAACTCGGTGGATATGATTGCTCTTTCCATGATGCGCAAGAGCGCGTTAGAAATGAAGCGGCTAGAAGAAGCGGCAACGGTTATAAGCGCAAAAGGAGTGGGAATTGTTAATTCTTCGGGCAATTCCATACGCTCCTAATTAATATTAATTCGAAGAAATTTAAGGAGGAAAAACATGTACGACACAAAAACAAACAAAATTTATTTTCCGCACATAATCCCAACGCCGATATTAAACGGCGAGGAGCACCATTGGAATTGTGTGGACGGAGGAACAACAAAGATTGCAGACTTAAACTTGCGACAAAACTCTTTTTATGGGGGGAACGTTAAAATATTGGGGTTTATTAAGAAGTACGGGTTTTATGGATGCCTGTCTGAACGCCGCCAACGCTTAATCGGGTTTTATATCCACGATCCGGCCTCGGTGACAAAAGAAGGACGCAAGGCAATTATCGGGGCGTTCCCGAAACATGAGATTGTGTTTTCTTTTTATCAAAAGCCTGCCCCGACTGAACAAGAAATTCTTGATGCTCAAAAAATGAAGCAATATTATCTTGAGCATGGGATGGCGCCGGAAATCGTTAAGCACGCATCCGCAGAGGAACTCAAAGATATGTGCGACGTTTTGAAGGCAGGTAAAGCAGAGCAAAGTTTATTTGCCGGAGAAGAAAAACATTCTCGCCAATATCAAGAAGAGCCGGCGGTCGTTACAACGCATGTCGCACAAAAGAAAGGCGCAAAATAACGGAACTCTATTTCTCGGCTTTAATGGATTCAATTCCACGTCAACCATAAAGGGCGTGGAATTATTTTGTTGTTGCGCGGCTATGATATAATTAAAGTAGAAATGGATTATTCTATTTCATTGAGAAGGCTGACGCTCTGATGTCAGTATTTGCGTATCCCGCGCGATAGGGAAAGGAGAATATAATATGGCGAACCTTGACAAAGATTCTTTTAATGCAAAGGCAAAAGAATTATCCGAAAACGGTCAACAGGAAGAAACAGAGGATTTTGTTGAAGACGTTGTTGACGAAAGCGCCGAAGACTATAACGTTGCAGGCGAAGTAGATGTTTTGGAGGATGACCCCGAGATTGACGATGCTGAAAGTTCCAATCCGGTCAATCATCACACAACCGTCACATCTAAAGAACAGAGGGCAATTATTGCCCTGAAAAAAGAACTCAAGGAAACAAAGGAACAAATGCAAGCGCTCATGGCGGGAGCAAATGACAGGTCTGTCTCTGAACAAAAAAACAAGTTGGTTCAAAAATATATTGGGCAGGGCTATGACGAGGACTTTGCACGAACAACCGCCGAACAGGAACTCAAGATGGCGGCTATCGAAAAACGTATTGCGCGATTTGAGTTTCAAACAGCCAATGCAAGCCTGTTTGCAAAGTACCCGCAATTAAATCAGAATCTTGATTTGGTCATGCGGAACGTGCAAAACACGGGCATGACAGCAGATCGAATTTGCTTGGCAATGTTCGGAGCGCCACAGGAAGCGAACCCAGAAAAGACTAGAGCACAAGCCGCCGCAGTCGGAGCGCTTGCTGAACAGTCGAATACGACAATTACGTCCGTTTATTCTGACGATGTGGCAACAAAACCTGTTGCCTTGAGTGCACTAGATCGAAGGAAAAAACAAGAGTTTGAAGAATTGTTTGGTGCAATATCTAACGAACGGTTCTTGGAACTAAAAAAACAACACAATCTGTAAAGGAGAAAAGATATGATTAAGGTTAATATTGTTAATCCTACTCGGCTCATTGAGTTCGTTGTGGGGTCTGGCGGAGTAACGCAGGGCGCGCTTTGCGTCGTTGATTCCAACACCGCAATCGAAGGCTCGGCTAACATTGCTACGCAAATCATTATTGGAGTCGCGGCAGATGGTTATGACGAAGGCGATATCGGAATTTTCTATCCGCTTACTGGAGTCGAAATGGAAATCGACGTTGACACAACCGGAACAAAGACAACCTTTGCCGCGGCAGATGTCGGACAGGATTTTGATATTTCTGTAAGTTCTCACGACTTTTCCATCGACCCGGACGACACAACCGGACCCTTGATTTTGTCTTCGTATGACAACACCAGAAACACGGCAATGGCTCGCGTTAATCCTTTGTACTTGTACGCCGGATAAATCGCGACACATGATTATCTTAAGAAAAGAGGTATTTTACTATGGCTACAGGAAGAATCAGCGATATTCCCAATCTAATTCTTGCGGGTATAAGCGAGGTCTTTAACGCCGCCCTGCAGAAGCAATATGAACTTATGTATCCTGCGATTTGTCGCGAAGTTATGGAAGAAAAGCAAACCGGCATTTATCAGACCATCGGTGCGCTTGGTTCTCCGCGCGTTCACCGCGAGGGATCGGCAATCATTTATGACAAGATTGGTGAAGACCACCAGACAACAATCGTGTCTCAATGGATTGAGATGGGCGTTAGCGCATCCATTCCGTCCATTGAGTTTGATTTGTATAACGTTGTTGAAGCCACCTTTGGCGAACAACTCGTTACCAGAATGATTCAATACAAAGAAGAATTGGTTGCAGACGCGTATAACGACATGTTTACCGACACCGGAGCCGATGGCGTAGCGCTTGCATCTGCTTCACACCCGCTTTGCAATTCTTCTCTTTTGAACGACAACCTTGCGACAGGCGCGCTAACTACTAACAACTTCAAGGCGGCGGCAAACAAGTTTAACAGCATTTACGATCAGGGCGGAAAGCCGATCAAAACGCGTCCGACGCACTTAGCAATCCACCCGAACAAAATGTTCGAAGCCGTTGAGATTTTGGGGTCAAGTCTTTTGGCAATGGAGTTGTCCAACACGATAAACTCTGTTTCGAAGGTTGCGCCCGTAACGATCACCTCAAACGTATATTTCGATTATGACGACAGCGGCGCTACGCCGGTTTCGCCGTGGTTCTTGCTCGACAAAGGACTTCCGAAGTCCGGTTGTGTTTTGCAGAAGCATAGCGGATTGCGGCTCAAGGCGTGGGAAGAAGACGAGGACTTTACGTATAAGGGCGTTGCCAGAGAATGTTACGGCGTTGGGATTACAACTCCCGGCTATGGCATCGTAGCAAGCACAGGCGCGTAATTCGTTCAGATAGGAAGTATGTAGCGCGGGGAACATCCTCCTTGTTCCCCGCTACAGACTCCTTCTATTAATGAAAGGAAGTAACGATTATGGGTAATTCAATCACAAAGGGATGGTACTATGATTCAAGCGCAGGGCTTCATCAATATGGTGTGTACAATGCGACTGGAACTGTAGTACCGGTTTTTGACGAAAACGGTTCACTTTACAATGCGGGTGCGTCTTTAGGCTCGACCTATTACAAGACGTACTATGTAGACAGTAACGGCGGAGCCGACACAAACGACGGTCTTTCTTGGGCGACTGCCTATAAGAAGTTGTCCGTTGCTCTTGCCGCGTCGCACGCGTCTATTGCGGCGGCGTCTACGGGGTGGGCGGCACGGAACCGCATTTTCTTCAAGGGCGACCAGACCAAAACGACCGAAGGCGAAAACCTAACTGCGCTTGCGCAGAAGACCGATATTATCGGCGTAGGCTCTACAGACTGGAAGGCAAAGCCTCAGTTGATTGGAAACCACACGGTTGCGGCTACGACTTCGTACATGGGATGCCGGTTCATCAACGTGATGTTCAAGGGTCCGACTGCTTCTGGTGGTGACATTTTTACCATTACTGGACAGCACGGAATCGCGTTCATCGGATGCGAGTTCATGGGCGACTCTACGACAGCGGCTACAGGCGCAATCATTTCTACGGGCGGTGTCAACTTGCAGGTCATCAACTGCGTATTTAAGGGCGGTTATACGGATGCGGTCATTGAGATTGGCGAAGGACAGGCAGACGATCTCGTTATCGTTGGAAACCTCATTCAGGGCGCAAACATGGGCGTTGACATTTCCGGATCGGCTACATTTGCGGCAGGCAAGTACGGGCTTATCAAGGACAACGTTATGAGCACGGGTCTTGCTTGCATCAACGATGCGGAAAAAAAGTCGTATGTTATCGGCAATCGCTTGATTACGGCGGCGGCAAAAGGGTCTGCAATGGCAGGGTGTATTGTTTGCAACGACGCTCTTGCACAAGACAACCGATGCTCGACGAGCAATGCAAACAACGTTGAGTATCCTGCGCTTGGTGAAATCTAATACAACAATAGAGAGGTCCTGCTTTAGTGGACAGCCAGATGTGAGCATGATTCCGCGATAGCGAACAAACAGGAAAGAGGGTGTAGAGATGAATAGAAAAG